GAACACGACACAGATCCGGAACTATGCCTAAACGCAACATACCACGAATTCCCGGAAGATTTTTATAGGGATTTAGATCTCCGGGGATGGAGTTGGGTTTTAGCTGAAATAAAGGAAAGGCTTTAACCTTTCCCCCCGGACTGGCGGATAGCCTGCGTTGTTCCTGCCTCCGGACTATGCTCCGGGGGCAGCATGGAGCGCAGGAAGCGCTACCAAAATCAGGGATGGCACCCCTAAGACAAAAACTGCTACCGCTGCAAGTGCAGCGGTCCGGCAGGCGGATAACCTGCCGGGGAAGGAGAAAAATGGAAGGCAAAAAAGTAAGGATCAAGTATTTGTTGAGCGAGGAAGGCCGGAAGAAGTCCCTTCTGGCCGGGGGAGACGGGAAAGAAAAACAGGAAGTAGAAGCTGACATCACGCCGGAAGTCTTGGAACTGGCGGAGGTTGACCACGACGGCGAAGCGGTTTTAAACCTGACGTACGCCCTAACGTCAGATTTAAAAGTTGGAATGAAATTCGGGGAAATAAGGATAATAGAGCTCGTCGGAAGTTTTACCTTCGATGCCCCCCAAACGGCGGAACAACTTATTGTCGCGGAAAAAGCGCGCAGGGCAAGAATCGAGGCTAAGCGCCTGGAGCTCCAGCCGGAGCTGGAACGCGAACGGGCGAAATACGCCGAAAAGCAGGCCCGGGAAAAGGCTGAAGAGGATAAGCGCATTGAATTACAACGGAAGCTTGACGCGGATAGGGCCGCAGAAAAAGAAAAGGAAGAGGCAGAACGCCTGGCCTGGATCTCTGAGTACGGCTCCGATTATTTGCAGCGCGCCGTCAAGCTCGGTTATAACTGCCAGCGGCAGTACGTAACCGAAAGGGCCGCAAAAGAGTTCCCTGGCTATGAAGTAGACTTCGATAACCGGGCCGCGTGGAAATCCAGGAGCTGCCCCAGTATGGCGGCACTGGAAGAGGTGGAGCGGCTCATCCGACAGGGTTACGACGCCGAGGTAGTCTGGCTTACCGAGCCGATACAGGAACCGGAATATAGCGATGATGACTACTGCTGCTTTGAGCCGTGCGAGACAATCGTGGTGCGCAACTACCTCGGGAAATACGACCTGGTAAAGGAGATTTAAACGAAAACGGATCGAAGGCCCGCCGGGAGCCTATCCCGGCAGAAAGGAGTAAAAAAAATGAAAAATAAAAGGGACATGATGGCAGTAAAGATGTTGGTGGACGCGATCTTAAAAGGTGAGTTGAGTTATTATCAGGCGACTGGCAGCACCGCGTATGTTGTGGAGGAAGATGGCAAGCAGGAAATCGTGTACAACGTACTAGCCCGGCCTGGGGTAGAGTTCGAGATCGTCGCTAGCGCGAAGTGGGAAGACCGCTTAGGTAATCCTCAGTGGACGATTTACGACGATGATGGCGAGGCGGTGGCCGCCGTCGCCACCGAGATTGACGGAACTGTCACTGACCCTGATGTGTACTACTACTAAGATAAATTACAAGGCCCGCCGGGAGCCTATCCCGGCATCAGCACAACAAGGAGGGGCTAAGAATGAGTGAGAAAAAACTAACATGCGTGTCATACGTGTCAACTCATGCCAGGCTCCTGAGGGAGCAGTACGAATGGCTAAGACAGTACAGCTACGAGAACCGGGTTCCGCAGGCGGAGGTAATAAGGGAAGCGTTGGAAATGTATCGTGAAGAGTTGGAAAGGAGGGTAAAACATGGATCATGATAAACTACACGTCGTTAGTTTCAGCGGTGGTAAAGATTCTACCGCTATGCTTTTGATGATGTTAGAACGAGGTATGCCCGTTGATGAAATAGTGTTTTGTGATACCGGCAAGGAATTCCCGGCCATGTATGACCATATAGCGGAGGTTGAACGGTATATTGGCCGGGAGATAACGAGGATAAAAGCTAAGAAAGGGTTTGATTATTGGCTGGGGGATCATATAAAAACCAAAGGCAAAAACAAGGGTAAGCGGGGATATGGTTGGCCGGATTTTAGGAATAGGTGGTGCTCAGGGTTTTTAAAGCGGGATGAGTTTAACCGTTACTTACGAGGTAAGACAGTCATAGAATACCACGGCATAGCCATTGACGAGAGAGAGAGAACAGAGAACAATAGGGGCACAGGCCGGGTTATCCGTTATCCTTTAGTTGATTGGTCAATAACAGAGGAACAAGCATTACAATACTGTTATGATAAAGGGTTTGACTGGGATGGACTTTATAAGCGTTTTAACCGTGTTTCCTGTTATTGTTGCCCTTTACAACATATAGGGGAATTAAGGACGTTATACACCTACTACTCGGCGTTGTGGGACGATATGTTAACTATGGACAAACGTTCTTACCGTAAGTTTAGGCCAGATTATTCGTTAGACGAATTGACCTCTAGGTTTGCGAAAGAAACGGGGATAGTGTATAACGTCTCATGCCAGGCTCCTGAGGGAGCTGTACGAATGGCTAAGACAGTACAGCTACGAGAACCGGGTTCCGCAGGCGGAGGTTATCCGGGAAGCGCTGGAAATGTATCGGCAAGAAAATGGAAAGGCGGCGGAGTAGCGGGAATCTTACAATGTGCCCCGGGGGAAACCCCGGGGCTTTTTTTGTTTTTCTAGCAGCCTCAAAATGAACGCTATTAGGAAATCCGTCACTGCTACCCAGTCTGCAGGATCGCTTGAATAATATCTTTCGACCATCATTTCAGAACACCCCCGGCAACGAACTGCTATAATATATTCAATACATAACTTGTCCAACAAATGGCATATTATAGCAATGGGGGTATGGCTATGGCTAAGGCCGCAATTTACTGCCGGGTGTCGTCGGACGAACAGGCAGAGAAGGGTACAATTGAGAGCCAGGTTCAATACGCGAAAAAATACATGGAACTCCACGGGCCGGAGGCGTGTATAGAAGAATACGAGTTTTATCTTGACGAAGGTGTTTCCGGCGCGCTGCCGCTTGCCAAAAGGCCGGCAGGGGCATTGCTAATTGCTGACGCAAAAGCGGGTAAGTTTAAGGCCCTTTATGTTTACCGCCTGGACAGGCTGGCACGTTCAGTGAAGCACGTTTTGGATACATACGACATCTTAGAATCCCGTAATATTGCACTTAAAAGCATGACTGAGGCGTTCGACACCGGGACGCCTACCGGTAAATTCTTTATGACACTACTCGCAAGCATCGCGGCATTGGAGCGCGACACTATTCTTGAACGAACACAGATGGGGAAAGATAGGGCGGTACGGCAGGGGCGCTGGGCATCCGGACCTCCGCCATACGGCTACCGTGTAGGTACTGACGGCTGCCTGGAGGTGTATGAACCAGAGGCAAGGATAGTACGGCTTATATTTCAGCTCTACCTTGAGAGTATGAGTACAGTTGAAGTAGCGAAGTACCTAAATGCCCGGGGTGTGCTTACGCCATCGAAGTCCAAGTGTACCAATAGTGCTTCCACCGGCAAGTGGCACGCAGGGCATATTTCTATTATTCTGAGAACAGAGGCTTACTACGGTAAATATACATACCTCACCCGTTCCAAAAGGAGGCGGGAAACAATAACAATGGATGTACCGGCGATAATTGACAAACATGACTATGCAGCCGCACAGGTTAAGCTTGTCGAAAATGCGGACGTTGCTCGCGGGAACCGGGGAAAGAGGCATTACCTTCTACGGGGAGTTATATTCTGCGGCAACTGCGGCCGCGCTATGGTGGGAACTACCGGCAACAGCAAAGCAGGCCGGGTTTATTACCGTTGCAGTAACGCATACGACGCCGGAGCGGGGAAAGCCTGCAATGCTAAACTGATCCGCGCCAAAGACATCGAAGATGCAGTTTGGCTGGATATTGTGGCTTTTGCCAAAAACCCTGGTAGGATAATTGAAATAATGCAGGAGAGAATAAAGCAGAACAGCAAGGACTTGACGCCTGTCAAAAATGAAATAAACGAAGTGGAGAAGGCCATTTTAGACAAGCAGACGGCCAGGGGCAAGGTTTTGTCCTTGTGCGCAAGAGGGATAATAACAGATCAAGAGGCCGAAACGGAGTTACAGAGTCTTGCACGAGAAATGGAAGCTTTAACTTCCCGGCGGGGTCACCTGTTCAGCAGGATGGATGCGGCGCAGAAAGTTGAATCAGAAACCCTAACGGCGCAGGCAATGTTGGACACGCTAGCAGAGAGGATAGATAACCTTTCAGATGAAGAGAAGGCTGAGGTAATACGAGGCATCACCAGGCGGGTGAATGTATATACTCTTGTCAACGAGGAAGGCAAGAGGTATACAAAAGCGGAAATACATTACTTGTTCGAGAAAAACAGTTGTATGGAGTTAAGCATCTCAAGGAACTCTTATAACCATACCACACTTTTAGATGTAGAAACTACGTGGCTTTTCAAGCCGTATAACCGCAGTAAAGGCACAAGGGTTAGGTTGAACTAACCACGCTTGCCTTTACCTATTGCATAACCGAATTACATGGTGGGCTGCTGGTTCCGAACCGGGTGCAGGCGGAAGGCCATATTTTTCATACGCAAGCCGGTGAAGATTTAGGGCGTACTCTTTATTAATTTTATAACTTTCATATAGTTCATTAATTCTTATAGCGGCTTTGTCTAATGACAGGGCTGATAGGACGTATTCCTCATAGCTGTATTCTTTTTTCCTTGCCTGAGGGGGTGCGGGATCGTCGGTGCGGCAGAAAATGTAGTCTGTCGTAACCCCAAAGTAATCCGCTATTTTGCAGAGCAATTCATAATCCGGTTCTCTTTTTCCTGTCTCGTACATGCCAACGGCGCCAGAAGATATTTTAAGAATTTTGGCTAATTCACGTTGGCTTATTTTTTTTACTTTTCTCAACTCTTTTAGTCGCTTCGCCAGGGACATGATCGTTCCCCCTTTCTTATTATATTATCACCTAGTGTGAGCTTTAAAATACACCCTCACGAAATGTTAAAAAATTTTATTTTGCCTATTGACATACTAACGAGATGTGAGTATAATATATTTAGGCAACAACATAACGTGAGCAGCATTGGAGGCCGGGGGGAGCCTCTACTAAGAGGCTCCCCCCGGCAAA